AAAAAATAATGGCAAATCCAAGACACAATACACAAACTACAAATAGACGTGGTGCTATGGGTGGTGGTATGATGAGAAAAAGAATGGGTTATAAAGCAGGTAAATCTGCTAAATTTCCTGATCACTCAGGAGATGGCAAAATTACACAAAAAGACATTTTAATGGCTAAAGGTGTAATACCTAAAACTAAAAGAAAAAAATAATGAGTAATAAACGATCTATAAAAGATCCTTTAAAAACGGTTAAAATTAAACCAACGCTTGGTAGAAATTTGACAAAAGAATATTTAAAAAAACTGAAGATTAAAAAATTAAGGAAAAAATAATGAGAAACGACTACAAAAATAAATCTAGAAAAGGTTTTAGAGCAGGTGGTGACACGCACGTAACTAAGGAAGGCAAAACAGCTAAAAAAGGTCTTTGGTATAACATCGCACAAAAAAGAAAACGTGGCGAAAAAATGAGAGCTAAAGGTGCTAAAGGTGCACCTACGGAGAAAGCTATTAAACGGAGCCAAGCATAATGTTTTCCATGATTGGAAAAAAAGGTGGAACAACTGTCGGCATTGGCCGTGGTGGTAAAAATCTAATTAAGAAGAAAAAGAAAAATAGAGTTCAACTTAATGAAGGTGGCTACATAGGAAAAGCCATAAGAAGTGAATATGGTGGAAAAATTTTATCAAATAAATCATACGAAAAATATTACAAAGGAATGATCTAATGCCAGGCGCAGCTTTAAGAGGATATGGAAGAGCATATATGAATAGTGGCGGATCTGCTGCATGGCAAAGAAAAGAAGGTAAATCACCTTCTGGTGGATTAAATAAAAAAGGTAGAGCAAGCTATAAAGCTCAAACCGGTGGTACATTAAAAGCACCTACAAAATCTAAAACAAGTTCAAGACGTAAGTCCTTTTGTGCAAGAATGGGGGGTATGAAGAAGAGATTAACTTCTGCTAAAACGGCACGAGACCCTAATTCAAGAATTAATAAAGCACTAAGAAAGTGGGACTGTTAATATGAAAGAAAATTATGTTTCAATTTCCGATAACTTGTGTAGATAATTTTTTTAAACATCCTGACGAAATTGTAAGATTTGCAGAATCCTTAGAATATAAACCTGAACCAAAAGGAATGTGGCCAGGTGTAAGATCAGAGTCTTTAGATAAAATTTATCCCTCTTTTCATAATGCTATTTGTGCAAAATACCTTAAACTTCATCTTTCCGCTCCAATGGTTGCTTATCGAGCTTTATCATACTTTCAAAAAATAGATGCTCAAGCAGATAGAGGTTGGGTTCATAATGATACACCAAATTTACATACTCATTTAATTTTTTTAAATAAAAATGCTAACTTAAATTCAGGAACTTCTCTTTATCAACCCAAAAAAGGTGTGGGTCCAATGATTACTACACGTAATAATATGAAAAAAAGAGAGTTTAATCTGGGTAAAATTTCTGCTGAAGAAGCTGAAAAACTTAGAATTGAAAGCAACAATGACTTTGAAGAAACTGTTCGTTTTGCTAATGTTTATAATCGTTGTATTGGTTTTGATGCTGCTGAATGGCATGCAGCAAACCAATTTTCTCAAACAAATGAAGAAGAATCGCGCTTGACTTTAATTGTCTTTTGGCATGAAATATCATGTGCACAAACAGGTCTACAAAGATCAGAAATGGAAATAATATAATGGATCCCTTAGTTATCGTTGCAAAATTACAAAAACTTATACAAGACAATCTTCAAAGAGTTGGTGACACTATGATCAGTGGTGGTATTGACAACATGGAGAAATATCAGTATATGTTAGGACAAGCACGTACATATCAGTACATGCTACAGGAAATCTCTAACCTGCTTAAACAGAAGGAGCAAAAAGATGAACAAGGAAACGTTATCGACATCGGAAAAGGACCTCCCAAAGCATAAAAATGCATTGGAAGAAAAGTACCAAACCTTAAAAGAAAAAGAACCATTAAATCCCGACAATATCAAAGAACAAAGCTCCCTGCTGCCTGATCCTAGCGGCTGGCGACTTTTAGTCTTACCCTTTACACCAAAGGAAAAAACTAAAGGCGGAATTTTAATCGCACAAGAATCATTAGACAAATTACGTATTGCCACGAATTGTGGTTATGTACTCAAGATGGGTCCGTTGGCCTATCATGATCACGAAAAGTTTCCAACGGGACCGTGGTGCAAAAAAGGACAGTGGGTAATATTTGCACGTTACGCAGGATCAAGACTACCCATCGAAGGTGGAGAAGTTCGTATACTAAATGACGACGAAGTTTTAGGAACAATTGACAATCCTGAAAACGTACTTCATCATAATTAATCATAGGAGGAACTATGCCAGACAAAGAAGAAAAAACAGTAGATATTGATACAACCGGCCCAGGCGCGGAAGTTGATATTGAAGAAGAAAAAAAAGAAGTCGAAACCGTAGAACCGGTTGTCGAGAAGGAAGAAGTCAAAGAAGCAGTTGAAGAGAAGCAGGAATCAAGCGACAAGCAGCAAGAAGAAAAACCAAAAGAAGAAGAAAAACCAAAACAAGAATTAGAAGAATACAGTGAAGGTGTTCAAAAAAGAATTGCAAAACTAACTAAAAAGTGGAGAGAAGCGGAAAGACAAAAAGAAGCCGCTCTCGACTTTGCTCGAGGTGGTCAAGCAGAACTTAATGAACTTAAAACTAAACTTACAAAACTTGAACCTAATTATGTTAAAGCCATTGAGAATCGAGTAACATCGGGTCTGGATGCAGCTAAAGCAAAATTAACAGCGGCGAGAGAAGCTGGAGATATCAATGCAGAAGTTGATGCTCAAAGATCGATTGCTCAGTTAACGGTTGAAGAAACAAGATTGAATGCTTTAAAAGAACGTCAATCACAAGACAAAGAAAAAAATGTAAAAACTCCATCTTTAGATGATAGTGTCAAAGGGAAGATACCTCCTCCAGATCCTAGAGCTGAAGACTGGGCGTCAAAAAATGAATGGTTTGGTAAAGATAGCGCCATGACTTATACGGCTTTTGACTTACATAAAAAACTAACCGAGCAAGAAGGGTTTGACCCTAATTCTCCCGAATACTATGCGGAAATAGATAAAAGAATACGTGTTGACTTTCCACATAAATTTGGTAATACTACGTCTCAGGAATCGACTAAACCTACACAAACAGTAGCTTCAGCGAAGCGAAGTGTACAACATGGTCGCAAAACCGTGAGACTCACATCATCTCAGGTAGCAATCGCTAAAAAATTAGGTGTGCCACTTGAAGAGTATGCAAAACAATTAAAAATCACGAAGGAGGCATAAGCATATGCAAAACGACGACAAAATGAAAACTTCCCGTGCGAGCCAGACAAGAGAAAAAACAACTCAGAAAAAAGTTTGGACTCCACCATCATCTTTAGATGCACCCCCTGCGCCAGATGGTTTCCATCACAGGTGGATAAGAGCTGAGACTATGGGTTTTGATGATTCAAAAAACATGGCTGGGCGAATAAGATCAGGATACGAGCTTGTAAGAGCTGATGCATATCCAGGATCTCAATATCCAACTGTTACAGAAGGCAAATACAAAGGGGTAATCGGAGTTGGTGGCCTTTTGCTTGCGAAGGTACCCGAAGAGGTTGTCAAATCGCGCGAAGCATATTTTAATAATATGACTCAAGACGCAAATGACGCTATAGAAAACGATCTCATGAAGGAGCAACACCCAGGAATGCCAATCAATAGTGAGAGGCAGTCCCGTGTAACCTTCGGTGGAACAAAGAAAAACTAATTTATTAGCGATTCCTAATCCAACGAATTAAATTAACCGCTTACAGAATTTCTGTAAGCATTAGGAGAAAAACTATGGCAAATCAAGACGCAGCTTTTGGTTTCAGACCTACAAGATCACTTGTTGGTGGACAAATCAGAACTGAAGAATATGTGATTGCAGCTAACTACAATACAGCAATTTATACTGGACAAGTAGTTGAAGCAGTTACAGCTGGTGGGATTGAAGCAGCAGCTGCCGCAGACGTTCAACAATTGGGCGTTTTCGGAGGCGTGTTTTACACAGATCCAACAACTAGCAAACCAACTTGGAGCGCTTATTATCCAGCAAGCACTAATGCTTCTGATCTTAAAGCTTCCGTATATGTCGACCCTTACATCGTGTTTGAAGCACAACATGATGGTACTGGAACAGCAGCTATGAATCATTCAGCAATGGACTTCGTAGGAACTGGTGGAAGTACTATCACTGGTCAATCAACTTCAGAATTAGATACTTCTGAAGCAGCGACTGACAATGGTTTCAAACAAATCGGAATCTCAAACGATCCCGATAACCAAGATACGAGTTCAGCTAACGCTAACGCGTATTGTGTATTTAATGTCGGCGAACATGTGTTTAAAGTAGACACAGCCTTAGCATAATAGGAGTATAAAAACATGGCAATATCACGATCACAACTAGTTAAAGAACTAGAACCAGGTTTGAATGCACTATTCGGCTTGGAATACAAAAACTACGCTAACGAACATGCAGAAATTTTCAGTTCAGAAAATTCAGACAGAGCTTTTGAAGAAGAAGTTATGTTATCTGGATTTGGAAATGCTTCTGTAAAACCTGAAGGTCAAAGTGTTAACTACGATGCAGCACAAGAAACTTTCACGGCTCGTTACACGCATGAAACGCTTGCTTTAGCGTTTTCAATCACTGAAGAAGCGATTGAAGATAACTTGTATGACAGACTTGCGTCTCGTTATACAAAAGCATTAGCTAGATCAATGGCTAATTCTAAACAAGTTAAAGCAGCAAATGTTCTTAACAGAGCGTTTAACAGTTCATACACTGGCGGAGATGGTTTAGAACTTTGTTCAACAGCACACGTAATTGTTGCTGGTACTGAGCAAAACGAACTATCAACTGCTGCAGACCTTAACGAAACATCTTTAGAGCAATCAATGATTGACATTGCTGCACTAACTGATGAGCGTGGTCTGAAAATTGCAGCTAAAGGAATGAAATTAATTATTCCTTCTGCTTTGCAATTTACTGCTGAAAGATTGATGAAATCTGTAGGTAGAACTGGAACAGCTGACAATGATATCAACGCAGTAGCGTCTATGGGAATGGTACCACAAGGATATGTGGTAAACCACTACTTAACTGACACTGATGCATTCTTTATCAAAACAGATGTACCAAATGGACTTAAACACTTCACAAGAGCACCAATCAAAACTGCTATGGAAGGCGATTTTGAAACTGGTAACGTGAGATACAAAGCTCGAGAAAGATACAGCTTCGGCTGGTCTGACTGGAGAGGTATCTTCGGATCACCAGGTGCGTAATAAGTAAATAAGTAAATGAATGAGGCCGCCTTAAAACGGCCTCATTTGAAACATAAAGTAAGAAATACACTATGAAAAACTTTCGAATACAAATCCGTTATCATGGGCACTATGCAAATTTTACTGTAATGGCTGAAGATAATGCTGAAAGTATTGAACAATCTATCCTTGACAAGCTGGGAAAAAATGAGGTATTGTTCGAGTCTGATGGATTTACCAATAAAAAAGGTAAATGGATAACCTATGAGGAGGTTGTATATGACACAAGACCTATACAAACAGAAGAAGTCCTTGGAGTTAAGTTGGGAGCAAGAGTATAACGAATCAGGTAAATATACTCTTAACATGGTTAAAATTGATGATAAAATTAGAGAAATCATCACTGAGATCAAGTTAGAAGAAGCTAAGATTGCTCACAGAGTAAATAAGATTGAAGACTCACAGGCACAAGTTTCAGTAGCTACTTAATCTAACAAGCTACATATCGGAAAACGTCTCCGGCTCACATAATCTCTTGCACTCTAGTTAAAAAAACGCTATAAAAAATTACTATACAATTATTTTAGAATACTGACGCAGTATAGTCGACGGCCTAGAGACAGTATTCACATAAACTAGGAGGATTATAATTATGGCAACAACAACGTTTAACGGAACGGTACGTTCTGATGGCGATATAAAAGCAACAACTAAGAACACTACTACAGGAGCATTTGTAGACTATGCTGTTATAAAAGCAGCGGGTGGTATGGAAATAGAAAAAGTTGCAAGCACTGGAAACAACATTGTAGCAGCAGGTACTTCAACAGGTACTAACAATGCAAGTTTAGGTACAGCAGCAACTATTTTTAAAGTTACACCTAATGATCATGGCACAGGAATTGCTGATGATGCAATTAGTACATTTGTGAATAAAGTTGGTGGTCTTATCTACACTACTATTCTAATCGATCTACATGGTGGATTAGCTTCTGGTGGTGCTGCAAATGATATTATTGGTACTGATGGTGGAGCAGCTAATGCTTACATCGCAGAACTAACAACTGGAGTTAATGGTATTCCATTTGAAATAGAATTTGCATGTTTAGAAGTACCAACAGGTGGAGACCCAGATATTAATTTAGTATGTGGTGCTACAGCTACTGATGCAGAAAACGCAGCAGTATCTAGTGGAACAGTATTACTTAATAATGGTGACTTAACTTTAGGTATGTATGTTTCTGCTGACGGTGGAGCAACACTTGCAGCATTAAGTAAAAAATATCTTTACTTGACTACTGGAGATGCTACTGAAGCAGCTTACACAGCAGGTAAAATAGTTATTAAAATCACTGGCGCAGCTTTTGATTACAATAACGGCTAATAAATAAACTTAAATTAGAGCGGGAGCTTCGGCTCCCTCTCTCTAACAGGAGGAAAACATGGCAGACGCAGTAACAAGTCAAACATTAGTAGACGGTGATAGAACCGCTGTAATGAAATTTACAAACATCTCTGATGGTAATGGTGAAGCATCGGTAGTAAAAGTTGATGTTTCAGCTTTAAACTCAAATTCTCATACAGGCGCAGCATGCTCAAGAGTGCATATTACACAAGTATGGTACGCAATTTCAGGCATGAGAATTGATCTAGAATGGGCTGCTGACACTAATGTCAAAGCATTAATTTTAGGTGGCGGTGTAGCTTTAGAACCTACCAATGGACATTTTGATTATAGATCTTTTGGTGGTTTAAAAAATACAGAAGCTACTGGTGTAAGCGGAGACGTGGCTTTAACAACTTTACATCATACAAATAATGATGCGTATACGATTGTATTAGAGTTAACTAAATCGTATTAGGAGGTAGCAAATGGCTAATACTACTTCCGGAACAGTAACGTTCGATAAGACATTTGCTGTTGATGAAATCATTGAAGAAGCATACGAACGAATTGGTTTACAATCTGTTTCGGGATATCAATTAAAAACAGCAAGGCGTTCTTTAAATATATTATTTCAAGAATGGGGCAATAGAGGTTTGCACTACTGGGAAGTAGGCGACACTAATATTGATTTGGTTGAAGGCCAAGCTGAATACACTTTCTACAGAGCGACAAGCGATGGAACATCATCAACAACAGTTGGTGGAACAACAGGAACTTCCACTTATGGAATTGCTGATATATTAGAAGCAACTTACCGAACAGGTAGAGGAACTGTATCAGAAGCAGACTCTGCTCTTACTAAAACAGATCGATCAACTTATTCAGGATTAGCAAATAAATTATCTAAAGGAACACCTTCTAGATATTTTGTACAAAGATTTGTAGACAAAACAACAGTCACTTTATACACGACGCCTGATTCTACAGCCGCGTCAAAAGATGTTCATATTTATTTTGTAAAAAGAATACAAGATGTTGATGCAACTTATACAGATGCAACGGATGTACCGTTTCGTTTTGTACCTTGTATGGCATCAGGATTAGCATTTTATTTAGCACAGAAATACGCTCCACAAAGAGCACAAGAATTAAAATTATTTTACGAGGATGAATTAGCAAGAGCACTATCAGAAGATGGTTCTTCTACAAGTGTTCATATTCTTCCTAAAACTTATTACCCAGGAACATAATGGCATTCGCAAAAGGAAAATACGCAAAAGCAATATCAGACCGATCAGGTATGGAATTTCCATACAGAGAAATGATGAAGGAATGGAATGGTATGTTAGTTCATAGATCTGAGTATGAAGAAAAACATCCTCAATTAGAACCAAGAGGAACAGGTGCAGAAGGACATGGGTTAGAACATGTGAGACCAGCAAGAACTGAAAAAGATGTTGTTGGTATGTTAGGACCTAATCCTTTTGAAACTATTTCAGCTTCATCAGGCATTATAAATGTATTTGAAAAATCTCATGGAAGAGATACAAGCGACACTGTAAGATTTAGAGGTCCCATTTATACAACATCGGATTCTGATGCTTATCAAAATCCAGTTGGCTTTGATGGTATTACAGGAGCTAATATTGCTGATTCATCAGGGTATTCAATTACCGTTGGCAAAAGAGATTCAAGCGGAGACATAGATAATACAGAAGATTACTACCACTTTACTGTGAATACAAACACTGCTACAAGTGGAGGAGTATCAGGAGGAGGCAATAATTGTTCGGCTGGTCCGGCAACTTTAGAAGCATAATATGGCAGGATTTACTTATTCAACATTAACAACAGCAATACAAAACTATACTGAAGTTGGAACTTCTGTATTATCCAGTACGATTACTGATCAATTTATTGATAATTCAGAACTTAGAATTTTAAGAGATATACCGATTGATGCCAATAGAAAAGAAATTATAGGAAATTTAGTAGCTTCTAATGATAGTATTAATGTACCTGCAGGTACCTTATTTGTTAGAGGAGTTCAAGTTTATACATCAACGACTGCAGCCACAGGAGCAAATGGCTGGCTGATTAAAAAAGATATTAGCTATTTAAGAGAATATGATGCTGCTGAAACGACAACAGGAACGCCAAAATACTATGCAATGTCTGGAGGAGCGACAGGATCTGGAGCTTCGACTTCAGGAAAACTTACTATTGTTCCTACACCTAGCTCAGCTTTTATGTATAAATTACACTATGCAGCAAGACCTCTAGGATTAAGCTCAGCAAATACAACAAATTATTTAAGTCTTAATTTTGGAAATGGACTTTTATATGCATGCTTGGTAGAAGCATTTAGCTATTTAAAAGGTCCAATGGATATGTTACAACTTTATGAACAAAAATATCAAACTGAAGTACAGAAGTTTGGTGCAGAACAAATAGGTCGAAGAAGAAGAGATGACTATACGGATGGAGAACCTCGTATACCAGTTCCTCAACAGACACCGTAAGGATAAAATATGGCAACACTAACAGTAAAAGTAATAGAAGAAATCACATTAAACAATAACAGCTATAACAGTGAGCGATCATTAGATATTTCTAGTGTTAATGAAATAGTAAAAAGAATTGTAACTATTTCAACAACAGAAACTGGGTTGTTAGGTTTTGCTACAACTTCTGCAACAGATTTATCAAAAAGTTATCTAGCAGGTCAGTTTGATGAAGACGATGTTAGATACATTAGAATTACAAATTTAGATTCAAGCAACCACTGTACACTAATTTTTAGAGATGAAGACAGTACAGAGTTTGCAATTAAAGTAGACGCTGGTCACTCGTTTATTTATCCAGGTGATAATAGTGGTGGCGTGATTGATACGATGCATGCAGGAGGATCAGCATTAACAGTATCATTAAATGATTTAGTAGATATTACAGCTCAAGCAGATACAGCTGCAGTTGATTTAGAGGTATTTGTAGGAAGCGCATAGGATAAATTATGGCATCAAGTTATACAGATATTGGTACAGAGTTAATGACCACTGGCGAGAACGCCGGTAACTGGGGAACAAAAACTAATACCAATTTACAAATTTTAGAAGAAGCTCTTCGTGGCTATGTATCACAATCTATTGCAGGTGGTGTACAAACTACAGCATTAACTTATACAGACGGTACAGTAGGTGATGCTGCTAGAAACATGGTCATTGCTTTAACAGGAACAATTACAGGAAATCAAACTGTAACAGTTACTGCTAACGAAAAACTATGGATTATAGATAATCAAACTTCTGGAGCTTATACCGTTAATATAAAAGTTTCAGGTCAAACAGGTGTCACTTGGGCTGCAACTGATAAAGGAACAAAAATTTTATATTGTAATGGTACAGATGTTATCGACACAGGAATTTCATCTACAGGAGCGTTTGATTTAGATGGTAATGAATTTATTTTAGACGCTGATGCCGACACAAGCATTACAGCAGATACAGATGATCAAATAGATATTAAAATAGCTGGAGCCGACGATTTTCAATTTACAGCAAATACTTTTACAGCACAATCAGGTAGCACGATTGCTGCACAAGCCTTAACAGCGACTACAGTAACAGCGAGTGGCATTATAAAAACAGATGATACGACTGCCGCAACTTCAACAACTGATGGTTCACTACAAACTGATGGTGGTCTTTCAGTAGCTGCAGATGCTGTTATTGGTGATGATCTTAAATTATTAAGTGACTCTGCTGTATTAAGTTTTGGTGCAGATTCAGACACAACTTTAACACATACAGATGGCACAGGGTTAACTTTAAATGGTGCAAATAAACTTCTTTTTAGAGACACAGGTTTAACAATTGGATCTAATGCTGATGGTGATTTAGATATCGTTTCAGATGGTACAGCTGTTGATTCTATTAATGTAGAATCTGGTGGCGGTATTACTCTTGATGCAGGCACAGCTGGAAGTGGTATTATTTATGAAGATGATGGCACTGAAATGGCTCGTATTCATAATTCATCAAGCAATGTTATATTAGAGACAAAAGTTTCTGATGCGGATTTTTCAATTAAAGGTAATGATGGTGGTTCAACTATCACTCCTTTAACTTTTGATATGTCTGATGCCGGTAAAGCTACATTTAGTGGTAATGTAATTGTATCTGGTGATCTTACAGTATCTGGTGATGACATTACTATGGGTACAAATACTGCGGGTAATTTATTAGTTGCAGATGGTACAAATTTTAATTCAATTGCTGCTGGTGATTTATCATCAATTTCTACAATTGCTAATGATGATGTATTTATAGCAGTGGATACTTCTGGTGGCGGACTTAAAAAAGTTGCAAGATCAGTTGTTGTAGCTGGACTTGCTACATCAGGAGCAATAACAGATATAGTAGAAGATACTTCTCCACAATTAGGCGGTGATTTAGATACTAACTCTGCAAATATTTTAATTGACGATGCACACTTTATAGCCGATGAAAATGGCAACGAACAAATTATATTTCAAACAACAAGTTCAGCAGTTAATCAGTTTGATGTAACAAACGCTGCAACAGGTAATCCACCATCGATAAAAGCTACTGGTGGTGACTCTAATATTGATTTTGATATAAGTGCAAAAGGCACAGGACATGTAACTGTTTTAGGTGGTACTAATTCAGGTGCTATTCAATTTAACTGCGAATCTAATTCACATGGTCAAATTATAAAAGCTCAACCACACTCAGCAGGAGTAACAAATGAAATGTTATTACCAGATGGATCTAGTTCAACGTTAGTATCTCTTGTTGCAACACAAACTTTAACAAATAAAACTTTAACTACACCTGTAATCGCAGAAATAGATTCCGGTGCAGATATTACTTTAGACGCTACAGCTGATGTTGTAATTGATGCAGCAGGTGGAAATGTAGAATTTAAAGATGCAGGCACACTACAATTATCTTTAGACATGGATGGCACAGCAGGTGTTCAAATTATTAAACTTGGTGTTGATTCAGATGACTTAGTATTCCAACAATACGATGGTAATGAAGTCATGAGAATTAATGATGATAGAAAATTATATTTCTTTGATGATGGTGGAGAAAGTATTGCTTCTGATGGTACAGATTTTACTTTTACATCTGGTGCTAAGATTAATTTAACAGCAACATCAGATGTGCATATTCCAGCAAACGTAGGAGTTGTATTTGGCACTGGTGAAAAAATTGAAGGAGATAGCACAGATCTAACAGTTACTTCTGGAGCTAAAATTAATTTAACAGCTACATCAGATATTCATATTCCAAATGATGTTGGAATTGTATTTGGTGGAGATTCAGAAAAAATTGAAGGAGATGGTACTGATTTAGTTATTAGTGCTAACAACTTAACAGTTGATGCAGCAGCAGACATTATTCTAGATGCTGGCGGAAACGATTGGAGTTTTAAAGCTGGAGGAACAGAAGTTTTAAAAATTACTAACTCATCAAGCGATGTGATTATTAAACCCATTGTTGATGCTAAAGATATTATATTTCAACAAAGAGATGGAACTGAAGTTGCAAGAATTGAAGACAATGCAACATTTAATGTATCATCAGCTGGTAAATTTGCATATGCAGGTACAGCCGTTACAGCTACAGCAGCAGAATTAAATTACAGTGACCTTGCAACATTAGGTACAAGTGCAGCTTCAAAAGTATTATCAGCAGATGCTAATAATTTATCAAAAATAACTGGAGCCATTTATATAGAAGAAGCAACCTTATCTTTTGATGCAACTCAAGATTGGGATGTAAGAGCATCGCCAGTTGCACAAGTGACATTAACAAATAACGTAACCTTTGATGCACCAACTAATCCAACAACAGGACAATATATTTCTGTTGTTTGTATTCAAGATGGAACAGGTAGCAGAACTATTGCCTGGAACGCCGTTTTCGAGTTTACAGGTGGAACAGCCCCAACGGCTACAACGACTGCAGGCAAGGCTGATTTATTTACGTTTAGATATCATAATTCACATTGGATAGAAGTTGGAAGGAACCTTAACTTAACAAGGGCTTAATATTATGTATGCATTAGTAGAAGACGGATCAATAACAAAATTTTTAAGTGGTAATAAAGGTATTACCATTGGAGATATTCAATATCCAAAAGGTGTATTTAATCTATGGACTAAATCGCAAAGAGAAGCGATTGGCATATATGAAATTGTTTGGGACAACTCTAAGAAAAAAGATGACGCTTGGTATGTTAATACAAATGTTTCTTATGCTTTTGCAAACGGTAAAGTTACCGCTTCTTATGGAAACGCAACAGCTAAAAAACATGCAGATACTTTATGGACTGCACAAGATGAATCTGATGGAAAAGGTACTGAGGGTGAATTAGCATACAGAGGATTAAAATATAATTTAATTCAAACAGTTAAACAACAAGCTAATACTTTATTATCAGAGACAGATTGGTACGTCACGCGTAAATATGAAAAATCAACAGCTATTCCTAGCAATGTTACAACATGGAGAAATGGAATTCGTTCTAAACAAGCTGAAATGGAAACTGCAATTACCAATGCATCAGATACACCAGCTTTAGAAACTTTATATACATATACAAAACAAGAAGATGATTCAGTAACAAGACCATTAGGCGAATTTCCAGTGTTGGGGTCTTAATATGGCTTTTCTTATAGGTGGAGCAAATTCAGCAGCAGATACATCATTTGAAGTAGCTAATTCCTGTCGGTTTGATAGTGGGGATAGTCCTTATATGCACAAGACACTAGGTACAGCTACAAATGAAAAAAAATTTACTTTTTCTGCTTGGATTAAAAGAGGCTCATTCGCTGGAGATCAAACAATTTTTAATGTTGGGCCAGATAGTTCTGATGAATGGCAAACTGGTATTAGATTTAGAGCACCATCAGATTACGATTTACATTGTACTTTTGATGATAGAGGTACATCTACACAACTTATTACAAGTCCTGAATACAAAGACCCAGCCGCATGGATGCACGTAGTTTTTGCAGTAGATACAACACAAAGTACAGCAGCAAACCGAATGAAATTGTATGTAAATGGTGTTCAACAAAATGATGATAATACCCAGCCGCATGGATGCACGTAGTTTTTGCAGTAGATACAACACAAAGTACAGCAGCAAACCGAATGAAATTGTATGTAAATGGTGTTCAACAAAATGATGATAATACTTATGTTAATGTTTATCCAAGCCAAAATACAGATTGTGATGCTATGGATAGTGGAAACACAATAGCAGTTGGTCGTAGAACAAGTAGTACCAATATGTATTTTGATGGCTATATGGCAGAAGTTGTTTTTGTAGATGGAACTCAATATGCCGCAAGTGATTTCGGTGAGTATGATGAGGACAGCCCTTCAATATGGAAGCCGAAAGATGTTTCATCATTAACCTTTGGCAACAATGGTTTTTATTTAGATTTTGAAGATAGTAGTAACCTAGGGAACGACGCAAACGGCGGCACGGATCTAACAGAAGTTAATCTAGCCGCAACAGACCAGATGACAGACTCCCCCACTAACAATTTTCCTGTCATTAATAGTTTATTCTTTGGATCAGGCTTAGGTGGTAATGATAGTGTTTCAATTACAAGAGGTAATTTAGTTGCACACGATTATAGTGGAATTTTTGTTCCTTGTACTATGTTTGTTAATAAGGGAAAATGGTATTGGGAAAATAAAATAGGTTCTCAAACTGATGCTAAATATACTACTATGGGAATTGCAAGTGAAAGTGTTGTAAATTCAAATGATATGCAAGATGATGGAACAGCAGGTGGTTTTAATTTATTTGGCGGAGATAAGTTAGCTATTGGTTATTATGGTAATAATGGATATTCGTTAGATAATGATAGTACACAGGCTTATGGTGATACTTTTGCCGCCAACGATATTATTGGTGTAGCATTGGATCTGGACAATAATAAGTTATATTTTTCAAAAAACGGCACATGGCAAAATAGCGGAGATCCAGAATCAGGTGCAACAGGTACTGGAGCTATATCAATTACAAATACTTATTACACACCGATGACTGGTGGTTTTAGTGGAGATAGTGATAATTCAAATTATAATTTTGGTGGTGGAACAACGTGGGCAGTTTCATCAGCTAACGCAGATGCAAATGATGGTGGAACGACTTTTGAATATGCTCCACCAAGCGGCTACTTTGCAATCTGTACTAAGAATCTCGCGGAGTATGGATAATGGCTTATACAACAATAGACGATCCTACAGCACATTTTAAAGTTCAGCTCTATACTGGAGATGGTAATGATGATCGAACAGTTACTTTTGATGACACCGATACAGATATGCAACCAGATTTAATAATTCTTAAAGGAAGAAATTTTACTGACGACCATACTGTTTTTGATGTAGTTAGAGGTGTAAATAAATGGATGGCAACTAACAGAAATTACACATCTTCTGATACTGCCGATCCTAATTTTGGAGTAAAATCTTTTGATAGTGATGGATTTACTTTAGGTCCTTGGAGTGCATTAAATGGAAATACAAACACTCATGTTGCTTGGTGTTGGAAAGCTGGTGCTGGTGCTGGTTCTTCTAATACAGATGGTTCAATCAATACAACAACAACAAGTGTTTCAACAACAGCTGGTTTTTCAATATCATCATATACTGGTACAGGAGCAAATGCTACAGTTGGACACGGACTTGGTGCGGCTCCAGAATGGCTCATTGTAAAAAGATTTAGTGCCTCAGGTGAATGGTTGGTATATCACAAAGGTTTCGCTTCTGATGCTGAAACAGATTATATGGTTTTACATGGAGAGGGAGCATTGGTAGATAATGCAACTGCTTGGCAAGATACAGCACCTACTTCAACTGTTTATTCGATAGGTACTTATACTGATATTAACGCAAGTAGTTCAACAATGGTTGCTTATGCTTGGACAGGAATACAAGGCTTCAGTAAATTTGGATCATACACTGGAAACGGAAATGCTAATGGACCAGTGGTTTTTACAGGTTTTCGACCAGCTTACGTTATGATAAAAAGAACTGATAGCACAGGTAGTTGGTATATATATGATAATAAAAGAGCTGGGTATAATGGTTCTTCAGGATATTTACAAGCTCAAGCAACAAGTGCCGAAGATACTAATGCTGGTAATTTTGGTTTTGATATTTTATCTAATGGTTTTAAATTAAGAGGTACATACGCAACAGTTAATAATTCAGGCGGAACTTATATTTATATAGCTTTTGCAGAACAACCTTTAGTTAATTCAAATGGAGTACCTTGTACGGCTAGATAATTATGCTACAAAAAGTAAATTTTCAACCTGGATTTAATAAACAAGTAACCGCAACGGGTGGCGAAGGCCAATGGGTAAGTGGTGACTTTGTTCGTTTTAGATATGGCACGCCTGAAAAAGTAGGTGGTTGGGCTCAGCTAGGAGACAACACGCTTACAGGAAGAAACACAGCTTTACACCACTTTGTCAGTTCAGCAGGTATCAAGTATGCTGCATTAGGAACAAACCGATTTTTATACGTCTATTCAGGAGGAGCTTTTTATGATATAACTCCTCTTAAAAGTACAACAACTTTAACTAATGCTTTTACAACAACACAAAGCGATGCAACAGTTACGATCACGTTTGCGAGCGCTCATGGTATTTCTAAGTTTGATATTATACGTTGTGATAATTTTAGCTCTGCTACCAATTCTAATTTTGATTCTGATGATTTTGACGATACGAATTTCATGGTTACCTCCGTCCCGTCTAGCACAACCCTTACAGTCGAAATGGGATCGGTCGAAAGTGGATCGGGAGCCAGTACATCCGGAGGAGTAAGAGTTAAACATTTTTATTCTATCGGTCCAGCGGTTGAAGAATCTGCTGCTGGTTGGGGTTTAGGTTTATGGGGTGGTACTGTTGCTGGAGAATTAACGGATACCTTAAATGGAGCTTTAACAAGTGGTTCATCAAGCATTGTTATGGATGACTCAGCTTCTTTTCCTGCATCAGGAACAGTTTTAATTGACAACGAACGTATTGCTTATACAACAAATACAACAGGAACGAATACACTATCAGGATTGACACGAGGTTCGGATAACACAACAGCAGCATCACACAGTGACGAAGCTACAGTAACCGATGCATCAGATTATACAAAATGGGGTGCTTCACAAACAGGAGATATTGTAACTGCTCCTGGTCTCTGGACACTTGATAATTTTGGAAACAAATTAATTGCAACGATTGTCGATGGCTCTTCTTTTGAATGGGATGCCAATGCAGCAGGAGCAACATCAACACGAGCAACAGTTATCTCAGGTTGCCCAACAGCAACAACACAAACTTTAGTCTCTACACCCGATCGACACTTAGTCGCTTTTGGTACAGAAACAACCATTGGTACAACATCAACACAAGATGATATGTACATTCGATGGTCGGACCAAGAATCATTAACTTCATGGGCGCCTACAGCAACCAACACCGCAGGTACACAGCGACTTGCAGATGGTACAAGAATTGTCGGAGCACTTAGAGGTCGTGATGCCATTTACATTTGGACCGATACATCTATGTTTATTATGAGATTTGTAGGTGCACCATTTGTATTTTCTTTTCAACAAGTAGGTACGAACTGTGGACTCATTGGTAAAAATGCGGCTGTGGAAGTAGATGGCTCGGCTTACTGGATGTCAGAAAATGGTTTCTTTAGATATACAGGTCGACTAGAATCATTATCGTGTTTAGTCGAGGATTATGTTTACGATGATATTAACACGGTTCCTAAAAATCATATCTATGCAGGATTGAATAATTTGTTTGGTGAAGTGACATGGTTCTATCCTGGAAGTGGTGCAGCATCTAATAATAGATCAGTGACTTATAACTATATGGATTCATCACCTGAAAGACCGGTATGGACAACAAGCTCATTAGCAAGATCGACATGGGCAGACTCTGCCATTTTTGGCAAGCCGCATGGAACAGAATATGATTCAAGTTCAACAAGTGATTCAACGGTGGGTAATACCGATGGATGTACAACTTACTATGAACATGAAACAGGCAACAATCAAATTAAAGCTGGAACATCAACAGCTATTACTGCTAATATACAATCAGGAGATTTTGATATAGCACAAACACAAGGTGGCGGTGCTGATCTACGAGGTGATGGAGAAAATATAATGAAAATAAGAAGAGTATTACCAGATTTTTTAACACAAACAGGAACAACAAGAGTAACACTTAATTTAAAAAATTACCCAACGGATTCGGAAGCCAGTTCTTCCTTAGGTCCTTTTGATGTTACTTCGTCAACAACTAAAGTAGATACAAGAGCGCGCGCACGTGCTATAGCTTTAAAAATATCGAATACAGGTTTAGCACAACACTGGAAAGTGGGTACCTTTAGATTAGATATACAACCGGACGGGAGACGATAATGCCAGGAGGAGCAGGAACACCAGGAGGATATGGCGGAGGAGCTGGCTTTGGAGGAAGCTCCAGTGGCGGTGGAGGTAGAACCGGCGGTGGCGGCGGTGGCGGCGAAGGTGGAGCTGCAATGCGAGCAGCAGCTCAAAGAGAAGAAATAGCAAGAGCAGCAGCGGCAGCGGCAGCAGCAGAGCAAGCTAGAACAGATGCATTAAATGCTCAAAGAGCAGCACAACAAGCTGCAGAAGGTAGAGTTGATGTAGGCTTTCAAGAAGCATTAAAAAAAACAGCAGACGCTAGACAAAGACAAGAAGAATTTTTAGACACGGGAGACATAGATGCTCTTACAGATTTAACAGGGTTTGATACTGCACCCATAGTAGATATAAGAGATATTCAAGGTGAAGTTACGGATCCTGGATCTGTGTCTTATAATCCATTATTAAAAGTTTTAGATGAGCCTAAGGTTGATGAAGGATTTAAAAGATACGTTAGACAAGTTCAACAACCCATTGCGCCAACACCTAAATCAGGTATTGGTACAACATTAAAAAATGTAGCATTAGGAGTGTTAGCTCCACAATTATTAGCAGGAACTGCATTAGCTAAACCTTATAATCTTTATAGACAATACCAAACAGCAAAAAGATTTATACCAAAAGGAGTTCAAGAAACGATACGAACAGCATTAACAAGAACACCAACAACAGAGACTAAAAAAACAACACCACTTGTTGCTAGTGGTGGAGATGGACAAAGAGTTAAAACGGTAGCAGAAAAAGTAGCTACTGGTGAAGGACTTGAATCAGGAGCAAAATTATTAGGTGTTCAGAATACACAAAAAGCAGAGTTATTTAAACGAAGAAGTATAGTAGAAGATATATTAAGAAAAGGATCCTATCAAGGTAGAAATTTAACATCTGGACAAAGAGATAATTTGATGAATTATATTGAACAAATTAATAAATTTTTAGTACCAGTACAACAAGGAATATAATGGCTAGAATCGTACAATCGTTAACACAACCGTTACTACAATATGATCAACAGGTTCAACAATCTTTTGTAAGAGATGTAGATTCTGTAATACAAAAACTTAACACATCTTTTCAACAAGAAATAAAAGAGGAAGCAGAAGCCATTGCTTTATTTTTAGCTTAATGTCAAACGCATTTGTAAATAAAAAAGTCGATTTAACCAGCACCAGTGCTACAACAATTTATACTGTGCCGACAGCTACAACCGCTGTCATTAAATCTATACTCGTATCCGAAGATTCAGGTAATGCTGATACCATTACTGTAACAATAACCGACACTGATTCAGCTGTTTTTAGTCTATTTAAGACTAAGGCGATATCAGCAAACGCAACATCAGAGCTGTTAACAGGCCCTTTAGTCGCTGAGGAGAGCGAAATTATAAAGGTTACAGCAGCGACTGCCAATAGGCTTCATGTGGTGCTATCAGCCCTTGAAATAAAGCCTAGAGAAGTAACAACATAAGCTTGATTTATTAATATAAATTAAGTAATAATATAAACTCAGGTTAAATCCCTGCCTTAATAAAATAACCAACAATATAACTATGTATAATAAAGATTCAGATTCATTAAACGCAGGCGCTCCAGACATAAGACTATCTGGAAATCAACAGATGGCTTCAATGGAACCTAGCCAGGAGAGTACTTTAGAAGACATCTATTATGAACTAATAGGAATGGGTTTTTCTCCTGAAGAAGCAGCTAAAAGAGCAAGAGAATTTTATGACGAAATGAGCAAAGCACCACAACAAGATTCAGGAATTATGGCATCAGGACCAGGTACTTACACACAACAAAGAAAACAAATGATGGCTGGCGGAGGTATTGCTGGTTTAGAAAAACGTCAAGGATATTTTCTTGGCGATCTAGTTAGAAAAATTAAAGACGATATTATTCCAAATGAAATTAAAGAAAATCCACTATTAACTGCTGCCCTTGTGGGTGGTTCTACAAAATTTTTACCAGAGGGATATGGTCAAGGATGGCTAGGAGATTTATTAGGTAAAGCAGAAGGTGTTCCTGTACTAGGATCTATAGCAGACGTAATGCAGACTACTGGCACTGGTATAACAAATCTTGTAAATATGATTCCGGGAGTAAATTTACCAGGTGGAACAATGACACCTCCGACATTTCCAACGACAATGCCAGGAGGATATGAACTTCCAAAAGAATTACGAGATCTTCCTTCTGCAACTTTAACTAAAGTTTTAGAACTTGCTGGTCTTAATAAAAACGTAGGCAGCGGATCAGGAATATTTTCTAGTGCTTTAAGTCCCTACCTAGGTGAAGGTAAGGATGCAAGAGTCAATCCTCTTTATCCTTTAGGCATAGGTGCAGCAGTTGGTAAATATGTAGAAGGTTTACCTAAAGATGAACTACCTATGGACACAACAAGCATTGATCCAGCAGCTATTGCAGCAGCGGCAAGAGGAACTGATGCAGAAGGTGCAGCAGCAGGATTAAGATTTTTACCAGAACAAGTTACAAGAGCAGCTCAAGGCGGAAGAATCGGAGCACAAGAAGGCGGACTTATGGATTTAGGTGGCATGGAAAAAGATTATAGAAATGAAGGAGGCTTTGTAGCTTTAGGCGGCGAAGAAAAAGCAGATGATGTACCCGCAAGATTAAGTAAAAATGAATTTGTATTTACAGCTGATGCTGTAAGAGGCGCAGGCGGTGGAGACATTGACAAAGGCGCAGAAATAATGGAAGACCTTATGAATAATTTAGAAGGTGCAAGAGGCATGTTCGCTAACGCACAGAAATTACAGAACAGGATTATATAATGGCAATAACACAAGTAGCAAATTTACCACAACAATATAAACAAGATTTACAACAGGACTATGCAAGACAACTAACTGGCTTGACATCCGTTCCTTTAGATACATCAAGATTTGCACCAACCGTAGCAGCACAAGATGCATTACAAACACAAGCAGCAACATTAGCTGGCTCAGGTGTGGGTGCTTACCAGCCTTATTTAACACAAGCTGGAACTTATGGAACACAAGCAGGTACGACAATGGCAGGTGTTTCTCCTTACATTAGCGCAGCAGCAGGTTTAACAGGTACCGGTGCAGGCACGGGAGCAGGATCAATTGCTTCTTACATGTCACCTTATCAAACACAAGTGATTGATGCTTCTTTAGCAGAATTTGATAGACAAGCAGCGATGAGACAACAAGGTATATCAGATCAAGCTGTAGCACTAGGTGGTTATGGTGGCGGCCGAGAAGGTGTTATGCAATCAGAATACCAAACACAATCAGATAGAAATAGAGCTTTACTTCAAGCACAGATGTTGCAACAAGGATACGGCATCGGGCAGCAAGCAAGACAACAAGATTTAATGAATCAATTAACTTTGGGTGGAGCACAAGCAGGCTTAGCTCAAGGACAATTAGGTTTAGGACAATACCAGCAAGGACTTGCTGGCTTGGCGCCTCAATTAGGAAGAGGAGATATTGCAACGTTAGGCCAAGTAGGTGGCATACAACAGCAACAAGCACAAGCTGTATTAGATGCACAAGCGCAAGCTAATCAAATGCAAGCCATGGAACCATATCAAAGATTAGGAACTTATGGTGCGGGTATCGGAGCTTTAGCTCAAATGCCTGGAAGTTATCAAACACAAGTAACACCAGATCCAACAGCTTTACAATCAGCTTTAGGTACAGCTTCTGTTGTTGGCGGAATAATGGGTTCTCAAGCGAATCCATATCAGATGAGTTAATATGAGAACATTAAATAGACCTATGTTTAGAACAGGCGGATCAGCTGGCACCGGAATAACTTCTGGTCTAGCACCACGTCAAGGATATGCTGATCCTGCGGGCATTGTTGAACAAATTCAAACACGGAAAAGTATGATTGATGCGATTGCACCTAGAACTCCACGAAGAGATAACAGTATGAATCAATTTTTAATTGACTTTGGTTTAAATTTAGTAAGCGGAACACCTAAATCTAATATTTTTGCAACAGCAGCAGAACAAGCAAAAGAACCTTTTGCAAAATTCCAACAAGCAAAACAACTAGAAGCTGCTTACCAACAAAAAGAAGCGAGTGAAGACCGAGCTTTAGTTGCTGATATGATTAAAGGCATGAACGATGATCAACTAAGTGCCTTAATGAAGGATGCAAAAGCAGCAGTACAATCTGGTTTGTACAATGATGAAAATGCAGCTATTAGAGCTTTGTTAAAGAAAAAAATATATGGCGTACAAGATATGCCAGGTGAAGTACAAGCTGATAGAATTAGAGAACTTGAACTAATGATTTCAAGAGATCAAGAAGTGCCTGCGGGCATGGTTAAATCTGTTGCTGAACATATTTATAATATAGAAACAGGTGTTTATCCTGAAGATATTCAAAAAGACTTAAATAAAACAAAAACTTATATTAAACCTAATCACATAGAAGGTGTTAAAACAGATGACGAAGGCGAAGTTACTGAAATTGTTTTAGCGGCAGCATATGACAAAACGTATACTACAGGGCAAATTTATTTTGATGCTCAAACAGGAAGTCTTTTTAAAAAAGTAAGTAAAGAAGGTGAAGCACCAAGATTTATAAAAGTTGTCTATTAAGGAGGAGATATGGTTCAGAAATTTATATTTGATCCTCGTACACTCATAGACGAAGAAAAAGAAAACGAAAAAAAGAAAGTCGCAGAAGTTTTAACCGAGCAAGAAGAATATGATAAAGTCCTTGAACGAGAAACTGACAACGCCGAAAGAATAAAAAACCAAGAAGAAAAGCAAACTAGATTTGGTGAAGCGTTTGACGAAGTTAAAGATATTTTAAAAGAAGTTAACTACTATAAAAAATATGGTGGTAAAAAATACTTAGAAGAAAAAAGAAAAGAAGATCCCGACGACCCTATCTTTGATTCTCCAACACAAAAAATAAAAAAAATGAAAGAGCAGTTCAGTGATTTAGGCGCTGCTTTTAAAGGTGAGTTTAAAGGAGAAGCAAAAGCTTATACGTTAGCTGAAACAGAAGATCCAGATCGATCAGCAGAAAAAAAGAAACCTAGTGTTTTTGATGTTGATGTCAATAATGTAGGTGTAAGTCAAGCAATCATGGCCTCAATTCTATCAGGGGGTATTAAAGTGGGTGCCGGATTTTTTCAATTTGGCGCCATGGTCAAAGATGCTTTTGCAGAAGAAGGTATACCGATTGATGAAAGCAACCTAGCAAAATTTAATAAAGTATTTGAAGAAAGTTATATTGGTATGCTTGGAAAAGCTTCAGAAGAGATAGCTAAAGAACGTGCTATCGGACGACTAACAGAGTTAGGCGTGCAATTGTATGGATCTTATAAAACAGGTGGTAAATTTGCAATAAAGATGGCTGAAAAAATGACAGGTGTCTTTAACAAAGCCGTGCAAGCTTACAAAAAAGGTAGATATATTAAAGCAACAGGCAACAAGGATCTATACAAATCTGCCAAAGAAATTAAAAAATTAAATGAGTTATCAGGCACACAGAAATTTGTAGGAACGGCTGTGGGTGGTGGTCTTGGAACGGCTGCTGTTATTTATAAAGCTGAAGACGTAGGAACGATCGGAGAACTATTTTTTAACGAAGGTGAATACACAGCAATGAATAGAGAAAGAAGCAAAGACGCCAAGTCTGATGCCATAAGACAACTTTATAATAAATTAAAACTAGGCGCTGAATTATCCTTTCCTATTATTCCAACTATTGTTGCTGGAGGTAAAGTTGGAAATCTAATTCTTAAAAAAAGTAAATTACTTGAGTATAGTAATAAAAAATTTGATCGTGCTGTTGACAAATTTATCGGCAGACCTTTGCGAGCCAGAGGAAAATTTGAAGCAGAGCAATTTAAAGGCATTCAAAGAATGGAAGGTGCTAAAGAATCAGGACAAATCATAGTAAGAGATTATCTTAAACGATTTGATAGAATTGTTGGAGCCATTGAAAAAAAAGCATCACCCGCAGCAAGAGCTTCAGGTCTTTCAACATCTTTGTCTAATGCATTTGTTAAATTTATTAATCAAGGAAAATTTGCTACCAGCAAAGGTAAAATAGTTGCTCAAGGTTACAGCACAAAAGTAATTAATGAATTTATGAAGACCATGACAAAAGATTTAAAGATTGCTACAGATGACGCTGTAGGCTTAATTGATGAGTTTTACAATGTTCAAAAAACATGGGCTGATTTTTTAAATATTTTATACAAAGGTGGAAATGTTAATGTAGCTAAAAATGAATTTGTAGCTTTGTTTAATGATCGTATAAGAAATAATTTAGCTTTAGAATTTAAAATCTTTGGCGATAGGTCGGTTAAAGCGATTGATGAATTTGCTCCGGCAGCAAGCATCAAGGATCAAGTGGCTAGAATCTTTATGAGATCTGCGAGAGAAAATGGAAAAACGTTATCTAAAGGTGACGCAAATTTAATGGTAAATGACATTATTAAAAATGTACGTTTGGATAAAACCACAGGCATGCCTACTTTTAAATTTGGAACAAGAAAAATTGACCCGCTTAACGAAAAATCAGTAGCCACAAAAAACATTGCTGAAAATATAACAGGTGGAGGCAAGTTTAAAGCTGACAAAGCAGGAGGTTTAATACAAACTAAAAATGATCTTGCTGCTTTTAAACAACTATTTGGAGAATATCAAAACGCTGAAAAAATTATATCTAATGTAACTCATGACTTGGCAGAAATAACAGCCCGAGATGCTTTTTATAATTTTATTAAAAAACAATCTGCAGAAATGGTTAAGGGAGGTAAACGAGGAATTGTTTATGATTCATATGATGAAGCTATCAATGCTTTTCGTAATATTAGTAAACCCAATAAAGTTATTGAAGCAGGATTAGATGTACCGAGTGGATTGGGTAAAGAAGCCTACACACCTCCTATCAATGGAATGTTTACAACACAAAATATTGCAGACGGAATAATTAATGGATCGAGAGATGCACTAGGTCCTATTGCTAAATCTGCATTGTATCAGTGGGGTGTGCTTATACCTAAAAGTTTGGTGCAAGCTGGTAAAACAGTGGGAGGTCCCTTTACTCACGCTAGAAACTTTTCATCAGGAGCTATTACAACAGTATACTTAGGCAACATAGCTATACCACCTAAAGAATTAGCTAAAGCTGTAAGGTCAGCTTGGAGAACGGTACAGCCACAATTCTTTGGACCTAACAGACCAGGATTAAATATGAGACCTTCTAAAGCAGGAGTGGGTATAAGACCTAGAGTTTATGGAGCCAACACTTCTGATCCAACTAAGTTAGTACGTGATCCCAATCTAGTAGTAGGTGGAAAAGAATTTATAGAAGAAGGTGGCCAAAGTTTATATAGATTTTTATTGGATGAAGGTATGGTTAACTCAAGTGCAAGAGCTAGAGAAGTACAATTACTAATTGCAGACACAGCTAAGACAGGTTTCTTAGACAAAGTTTGGAGACGATTAGGAAGCAAGACACAAAAATTTTTAAAAGGTGCACAAGAATTATACATCGCTGAAGACGATGCCTGGAAAATATTTAATTTCTTCGGCGAGTCTTACCGAATTAGAAAAGCTTATGAAGCAGCTATTAAAAATGGTCTTATAAAATTAAAAGATGTACCTGGTGGAAGTTTAGACTCTATTGAAATATTAAGAATGGCAACTAAAAAAGTTAGAGATATGTTACCTAATTATAATTATGTATCTCCTGCTATAAAACAAGTTAGAAAATCTCCATTAGGTAATTTCGTAGGTTGGACTTCAGAACAACTTAGAACGTTTCCAAATGCAGTAAGAACAGCACTCGAAGAAATTAATGATCCTATCTTTGCAAAAATAGGATGGCAACGAGCAGTGGGTATGGCTACAACTTTAACAACGATACCACCTTTAGCAGTGTGGAGTATGATGCAAGCTTATGGATTTACAGAAAAAAAATTAGATGCATTAAAAGAATTCTTACCTGATTTCTCTAGAAATAGTACTATTCTACCTATCTATGAAAATGGAAAATATAAATACATCGATTTTAGTAGAGGTTTCTTTTATGAAACACTTATAGGTCCTGCACAAAATATATTTACAACAATTGAAATGAATCCAGACAGAGCTATAATGCCTTTAATCGCTGAAGGTATGGGTAAAGCGACTGCTCAAATTTTGGCACCTTTTGTCGGAGAAGCTATTTGGGTAGGAGCATGGGGAGATATTTTTATGAGAGGTGGAGAAGATAGACGTGGAACAAGAGTTTGGAATGAAGAAGATGATCCAGGCGATAAGGTTGTTAAAACCATGCAACATTTAGCTGAAACTTTTTCTGTTGGATCAGCTCCAGCCGTTAGAAGAGTTATAGCAGCACTTTCAGGAGAAACAATTAATGGTGTTGAGTATGAATTACCTGATGAATTACTTGGACTACTTGGTTTTAGAGTAGCACCATTAGACATTGAACGATCCTTAAACTTTAAGCTAAATGATTTTATGACAGCAGAACGTAATCAAAGAAACATAATGTTATATAAAACAAGAACAGGAGATCCTGTTGAGGGTAATAAATTAATTCAACAAATGATAGAAGCTAATGAAAAAAGATATGAAAAATTTAACGAAGTTAAAAGATACATTGATGCTGCTTTATTTTTAGGTATACCTGAAGACACGATTAGAGAAACATTTAAACGAAGAGGACAGAAAAAATTATTTGATAAAATTATGGATAACGAATGGTATTCAATGGGAATAAGTAAAGGCATAGAAAAAGGTTTTGAATATACAGAAGAAAAATATGGCATACCTCCTACCTATGACGACTATACTAAAGATACTATACGAGATCTTCAAGAAATAATGGATGATCTTCCTCTAAATCAACCGTGGAGAATAAAACCAAAAGATTTTTTAAAACGTGATAAACCCATGAAATTACCAGAAGGGTTTACACCTGTGGGTGTAGCACCATTGCCACCAACTTCAATGCCTAGTCCAAACGTGGTTGCAAGTGCACCGCAGATTAGTTCACAAACTGGGTTGACAAGAACTGAAACTGCTTTACTATCTCCTGCGGAACAAGCAATAAGATTAAGAAGCAAAGGGATGGCTTAATGGCTAAAGAACCTAAAACAGCGAGCGAGCATATTATCGCTTTATATGGACATATCAAAGGTCTAAAGCGAGAAATATTTTCTATTAAACAAAATCACTTAAAACATATGCACGAAGACATAGACAAACTACATACTAAAATGGATCGATTTTTATACTGGCTTTTAGGTGGGCTTGGAGCTATCATTTTAACTTTATTAGGAACGTCATAATGGAAAACATTAAAAAATTATTTCAGGACAAACATGGAAGACTTGATTCTTCAAAATTCATTTTACATGGATACAGAGTTGCAGTAATCATTTCTATACTTGTATTATTCTTAAAATAGTATATATATTAGTCTTAAGAGTGCTTTAGGAGGCTCTTATTATTAACTGTCTAACAAAGGAGGTTATTATGACTGATCTAATAAACTTAAACAATTTCCTAAACCATGCAATCGGATTTGAAGATGTCTTTAGACGTTTTCATCGTTTGCCTACAATCAATGCAGGCTTTCCGCATTACAATATAAAGAAAGCAGGCGAAGATAAATACACATTAGAAATGGCTGTGGCAGGTTATAAAAAATCTGACATCAATGTTACCGTTGCTGATGGAGTGTTATCTATTGAAGGAACTTCTTCAGAAGATAAAGAAGAGTTTGTTCATAAAGGTATTGCTAAACGAGCATTTAAAAGACAGCTACAATTAGCTGATTATGTTGAATGCAGCGGTGCCAAGTTGGAAGATGGAATGTTAAAAATTAATTTAAAACACAATCTACCTGAAAACAAAAAAGCAAAACAAATTGCTATAAAATAACGGATTTGAAAAAATTTCAGCGCGTCACGCGTATATCCTACATTTTCGGGGATGTAACGTCCCCGGAGATGATTTATATAAATAAAAAATAAATTTTTATACCAAAATAAAACGTCATCATAGTTAATAGAAAAAATTCACTACTTATATTCATCATATCCAAGCCTTAAGTTCTTCGCCCATAACTTCAGTGGCGATGTTAACTTTTTTGCGTAGGGCTTTTACGATTTTTTCGTCAACTGTGTCCTCCGCAAGTATATCAATATAAGTCATTGGTTTTTTCTGACTAATTCTATCAATTCTTGCTTCAGATTGTTGACGCAATAATAAATCATAACCATTAGAATAATAAATCATAGTTGATGCACCAGTAAGTGTAATTCCATACCCGCCGGTCTGTGGTGTACCTACTAAAAATCGTATTTTACTTTCTGGATCTTGCATTTCACGAATAGCTTTCTGTCTATCATCGGGTGTTGTATCACCATAGTAAGTCATCACAGAACCAGGGTATTCTTTCTCAATTTCTCTTACAATAGTGGCAATATCATGACGCCAATGCGCCCAAATAACGGCTTTACCTTCAACTTCTTCTAAAACACTCATTAATTCAGTAATACGATTATTTTTAATTTCTTGAATAGAGTCATCATCAGCTTTAAAATGACCACAAGTAATTTGCTGTAATCGCATAATTTGAGTTACCGCATTAAAGGTAGTAAGCATTTTGCCATTGAGTTCAGCAAGAGCCATTGATTTCATTTGTTCATAAAGTCGTTTTTGTTCTGGCGATAATTGTATAATTCGTTTCATAAAAGTTTTAGGCGGTAAATCTAAACAATCGTCTTTTAATACACGATAAGAAAAAGGTTTTAATTTTTCAGATAATTCTGCTAAATTTCTGTACCCCACAACAAGTTGTACCGTTCTTCCATTAAAATGAGCTTTTTTTATTAATGCATAACGTGTTCTAAATGTATAATAAGAGTCATGGTCTAACAGCCAAGGGTCAAGAAAATAACATTGCGTATATAAATCTAGAGGTGACTTAGTTACCGGTGAACCAGTTAATATTCTTCTATATTTACTTAATTTAGATAACCGTAGTATATTTTTAGTTCGCTGGGCGCCTGGGTTTTTGATTGTTGTGCTTTCATCAATGGCAACTAATGCATCGTGACAACTTAAAAATTTAGCAGCAAAATCTAAGCCTTTTTTTGTAGAAAAAGCTTCTACATTCATAATAAGAATGTGTAGGTCCACTTCAGGTTTAAATAAAGTATCGAGTTTAGCTTGTTGTTTCTTATTAATTAAAGCTTGCCACAAAACGGTCTTTTTTTGAATATGTTTAACTAAATGTTCTGGTATTTCAGACTCCAACCAGTTTTTGTAAACACCTTTGGGTGCTATAATTAAAGCACCATTAATTTTACCTTTATCATAAAGCATCGATATATTATCGAGCAGCACTTTTGATTTACCAGTACCCATTTCCATAAAGAGAGCAAATACTTCTTTTTTCCACGACATTTCCAATGCTTTTAATTGATGAGCATAGGGCTTTGTTTTAAATTTATAATTCATAATTTATATTTCTACTTTCTATTGACATTCTATACATATTATCTTATATGTTGTCAAGAAAGCAATTATGGAAAAAGAAAGTATAGTTTACGTATTACAAGAACTGCCTGGAACACGAATAGGTCGTCCTAAATTTAATATTATGGGCGCTTCAAAATATGGTAAACTAAAAGTTCTTTTACGTGAAGATACACAAATTATTTTAAGTCCTGGTCCAATTATTTTTGAACTACGACGTTTGTTAAAAGATTACAACTCTAACGATTATTTATTATTATCTGGAGATCCATCAGTTATTGGGTTGGCATGTGCCATTGTATCTGATATAAACAGCGGCAGATTTAATTTATTGAAATGGGACAGACAAGAAAAAGTGTATTATCCATTAGAAATAAATCTCTACGAGAAAGGTAAGATAGATGAGTGAAAACCTACAAAAAATGTTTATTGAGGATGCACCTCAAGATGTTGATAATTTAACGGGTGCAGAAAATTTGTCAGACTTAGTTCTTCAGTTACAAAAACTAGAAGATGAAGTTAAGGATGATGAAGAAGCTCTTAAACGTAAAAAACAACAAATAGATAAAATATCAGGAATAGCTATTCCTGAAATTATGCAGACTATGAAATTAAAGACAATGAAATTGTCTGATGGTTCTGGCATAGAAATTAAAGAGATATATAGCGCAACAATTCCTAGCGATAGGAAAGAAGGCGCTTTTACATGGCTTCGAGAAAACGGCCTGGGTGACCTTATTAAAAATGAGGTTACTGTTGCCTTTGGTCGTAACGAAGATAACAAGGCGAGCGAATACGCAGACCTTGCACGAGGTCGTGGGTACCAACCGACGCAAAAGCTGAAAGTTGAACCCATGACACTCAAAGCACTGTTTAGAGAGCGTTCTGAAAATAATCAAGAATTGCCATCTGAACATTTTAACCTGTTTAAGGGCAACAAAACAAAAATAACAAGGAGCAAATAACATGACACAAGAAACAAGTGACGTGGCGACAAGACAAGGTGGAGCAGTTGCAACTTTAGACTTTGTACAAGATTCAGGAATGGGTCTTGAGAACATTGATAAAGGCGATCTTGCATTACCTTTTCTGAAACTACTGCAAAGTGGTTCAGATGAAACAAAGAAAAAACATGCTAAATATGTTGAGGGCGCAGAAGCCGGTATGTTTTACAATACAGTTACTAAAAAGCTGTATAGTGGAGAGAAGGGAATTGAGTTAATTCCTGTCTTTTACAGAATGACTTACCCAGAATGGGCACCTTTTGAACGAAGAGAAGGTAGACCTGTTCATAATGATAGAGGACCAAGCATTATGGCAAAGACAACTCAAAACGAACAAAACAAAGATATGTTGGACAATGGTAATCAAATCATTAAAACAGCAAATCATTTTGTTATTATCAATGGTGACAGACCAGAAAAAGCTTTGATGACGATGAAGTCTACTCAGTTAAAAGAGAGTAGAAATTGGAATTCATTAATGGAAAATGAATTTGAAATCGATCCTAAAAGCAAGAAGGCTGTACCAGCACCAATATTTTCTAGAATTTACAAATTAAATTCTGTTGAAAATTCAGGTAGCTTTACTTGGCACGGATACAAAGTATCTTTAGCAAGAAAAGTTGATAATGCTGCTCTATACCAAATGGCTAGAGATTTTCATAACTCATTGAAAGCAGGGCAAAAGAAAGCTGTTGACAGTGCGGAAGAGGGTCAATCTAATTATTAGTTTCTCGTAAGAGAAATGAGGGCGAGAGCGGGAGACTTAACTCGCCCTTAATAAAGGGATCATTATGTTAGATGAGTATATAAAATTATTTTCTGGTTATGATGGAGATTTTGGCATTGCCGACATGTCCAAAGCAAAGCTTGACTCAGAAAGAAATAAACTTAAGCCAGATTACGAATGGGCAGGAAGACCAATCACTCCAGTAGATTATAAAAATCACATTGATGGAAAAATATCAATCGGTATACAACCTTGTAAACTTGATAAAACAGCACAATTTGCTTGTATTGATATAGATCCAAAAAATTATTCAGAATTTAAAATAAAAAATTACTTAACAAAATTTGAACAATATAAATTACCTTTAGTTCCATTATTATCTAAAAGTGGTGGATTACATTGTTATATATTTTTAAAAGAACCTATTCCAGCTGCAGATATAATAGAAGCAGTAAAAGCTTTTCTTCTTCCATTAGAACTAAAACCAAACACAGAAATTTTTCCAAAACAAAAAGAATTAAAGGAAGATGACAAAGGAAATATAAAACCAGGTAACTTTATTAATTTACCTTATTACAATAATGGAAATACAACACGCTATGCTGTAGATAAGAATAATTCTAAACTATCTTTAGAGCAGTTTATAAAATTAGCGAATGAATCTAAAATAACAAAAGAAAGATTAGATGCATTAGTAGAAGAAACACATAAAAATATTTTATTAGGATCAAATCCAGAATTTTCTGATGGTCCACCATGTTTGGCAAGATGTTCTAAATCTAAATTAGATGATGGCAGAGATCGATTTATGTATAACTATATGGTTTTTGCTAAGAAAAAATACAAAGACAAGTGGCATGATTTTGTAGCAAAAGCAAATTATGCATATTTAGAAAATCCATGGGACAAATCTAAGTTAGATCAAAAATTAAAAGCATGGGATAAAGAAACAGCAGGACATACTTGTTATGAAGACCCTATTCAAGACAAATGTATGAGAAGTTTATGCTATTCTAGACCCTTTGGAATTAAGTCAGATAGTATTAATGCTTTTCCTGAAGTTACAGATTTTCAAAAAATAAATTATGAACAACCGGAGTATAGATTTAATGTCATTTTACCAAATGATGACAAATGTGAAGTTGTTATTCCTAATTTAAAATTAATGACAACACAAAAAGATTTTTTAATGTTAGTGTGGGATCAAGCTGGAACACATTTTGAACCCCTTAAGCCAAAAGATTTTAGAGCTAAATTAAATGAGTGGAAAAAAAATGGTCAAACTATTAAACCACCAGAAGGAACACACATTGATGATATTTTAAAGGAAGAATTATATCAATATTGCGTTAATGGACCACGAGCAAAAGAAAGAATACAATTAAAAAATGGAGCATGTTTTACAGAAGATGGACAACATTATTTTAAATTTACATCATTCATTACACACTTAGGAAATGGTTGGAAGATTGACCAACAAAAAATTGCACAAAAATTAAAAGATAATTGTAAAGTAGAATTTAATTATTCTTTTAACATAGATGGAAAAACAGAAAAAGTTTGTAGAGTCAAACAATTAGAAACTAAACAGATAACCTATAAAACAACTGAAAGAAAAGACTCAAATTACTAATGAGATATAAAGTTATTGGCCCCCCAGGTACAGGTAAAACAAGAAGATTATTAAATGAAGTACAAAAATATGTAAAAAAAGGAATACCACTTAATAGAATAGGATATTTTGCCTTTACACGTAAAGCAGCAGGCGAAGCAAGAGACAGATATTTAAAGGTTGAAACACATCTATCCAAAAAAGATATTAAACATTTTCAAACATTACATTCATTGGCTTTTAATAATTTAGGTTTAAAAGAAGAAAATGTAATGCAAGAGCTTAACTATAAAAGAATTGGAGAAGAATGTGGTATTCAAGTAACTTATGCTTCTTACGAAACTAATAGTTGGAATGGTATTTTTTCTTCAGACAGTGAATATTTAAATTTAATTAACTTAGCAAGAGTCAGACAAACTTCTCCATTAGATGAACTTGATAGAAATGAACATCTAGGAAAAATAGAAAGATTTAAACTAGATGCTATTGCAGCAGAGATTGCTGACTATAAAAAAGTGAATGGATTAATTGACTTTACTGACATGTTGGACAAATTTTTAGTTAAAGGAAATGTCAAGAATAAATTTGATGTTATCTTTGTCGACGAAGCACAAGACTTATCTCTTATTCAATGGAAAATGATAGAACAAATAGAAAGAGATAATCAATGTGATGTATGGGTAGCAGGTGATGATGATCAAGCTATTTTTGGTTGGGCTGGTGCAGATGTAGATTCTTTTATTGATTGGGAAGCAAAAAAAATACCACTACAGCAATCCGAAAGAGTTCCAAGTGAAATACAAATAAAAGCATTAGGAATTATAGATCGTGTTCAAGACAATAGATTAAGTAAAGATTATTTTCCTAAAAAAGAAACAGGGGAAATACTATTACAGTTTAAATTATCTGCTATCGATATGACTAAGGGAAACTGGTTAATATTAGCAAGAACTAATCCATTACTTAAACCTATTCCAAGATATTTAAAAAGTCAGGGTTTATTTTTTGAAACAGTACAAGGTAATAGTATAAGTAAAACACTTTTTGAAGATATTGATTATTGGAATCAAATAAGAAAAGGAGAAAAAATTCCAGAGGTACATGAACAAAGAGTTTTAGAAAGAATGAGTAAAAGAGATAACACAAAAGAATGGTATGATGCGTTTGATCAAGTTGCATCACCTACAAAAGATTATTTACGTTCTATGTTGGCTAACGGCGAAGACCTTAGTAAAAAACCTAGAATAAAAGTATCAACAATTCATGGAGCAAAAGGAGGAGAAGCAACAAATGTTGTTTTATTTTTAAATCAAACTCTTAACACTATGAAAGCTGCTAAAAAATCTGTAACTAAGCAAGATGAAGAGTATCGTGTTTGGTATGTAGCAGTTACTAGAACCATACAGAAATTATATCTAATCAAATGTAATAATAGACAGAAGGAGTTTAAAATATGAGTGCATACGATAAACAAATTGGTGGAAAACATTATCAGAAATTTTCGATACAGCCAAGTAAATTTGTAATTGAGAACGAGTTGCTTTTCCCGGAAGGAAATGTTATTAAATATGTCTGTAGACACAGATACAAAAATGGAAAGGAAGATTTAGAAAAAGCTGTACATTTTATTGAAATGATAATTGAAAGAGACTATCCAACAATACCAATGACAGAAGAAGAGGAATATCGAAACGCCGGTATTACTAAAGAACAAGCAGAGAAAACTTACCCTCCACAAAATTCGTGGGGAATGATTAAACCAGCTAAGACTACACAAAAAGAATGGGTCGAAGGCTACGAAGAATGGAAGAAAGGATGTCCTCATAACTAATGTTTAAAGCACAAACTGAATGGAATAAACCAGAAGAGTTTCCAGATTTACGAGACTGTTCTCAAATTGCAATTGATTTAGAAACACATGATCCTGATTTAAAATCAATGGGATCAGGCGCTGTAGTAGGTAGAGGAAAAGTTGTAGGTATCGCTGTAGCCACAGATGGCTACTCAGGATACTTTCCTTTTGATCACAAAGGCGGAGGAAATTTAGAAAAAGCTAAAGTCATTCAATGGTTTACAGATGTTTGTAAGTCTAATGCTGACAAAATATTTCACAATGCAATGTATGATGTATGTTGGATAAGATCCATGGGTATCAAAATAAATGGTAGAATCTTTGATACTATGATTGCAGCATCATTAGTTAATGAAAATAGATTTAGATTTGATTTAAATTCTTTAGGTTGGGACTATGTTGGCCGTGGTAAAAATGAAACAGAATTAAGAGCTGCAGCAAATGAATGGGGTATTGATCCTAAATCTGATATGTGGATGTTACCATCTATGTATGTAGGTAGTTATGCAGAAAGAGATGCTGAACTAACATTAGATTTATGGAAAGTCATGCAAAAAGAAATTATTGACCAGGATCTAGAAGCTATTTTTAATTTAGAGACAGACTTATTTCCATGTTTAGTTGATATGAAATTTAAAGGCGTTCGTGTCGACGTGGAAAATGCGCATAAGCTGAAACAAAAATTGTTTGAACAAGAAAAGCAATTGCTGCAAGAAGTAAAAAAAGAAACACAAATAGATTGTCAAATATGGGCCGCACGATCGATAGCCAAAGTTTTTGACAAACTTGGATTAGAATACGAAAGAACTTTAAAGACCAAAGCGCCTTCATTTACAAAAAATTTTCTCTCTGCTCATAGTCATCCTCTAGTACAGAAGATAGCAAAAGCAAGAGAAGTTAACAAGGCACATACAACATTTATTGATACTATTATAAGATATGAACATAAAGGTAGAATACACGCAGATATTAATCAAATAAGATCTGATCAAGGTGGAACAGTCACTGGAAGATTTTCGTATTCTAATCCTAATTTACAACAGATTCCCGCTCGTAACAAAGATTTAGGTCCATTGATAAGATCCCTCTTTGTACCTGAAGAAGGTTGCGAGTGGGGATGTTTTGACTACAGTCAACAAGAACCAAGACTTGTAGTTCACTATGCATCCCTTGATCAAGATACAAGTGTCTTTGGAGTTAAAGATGCTTATCTAAATTCAGACGCAGACTTTCATACAACTGTTTCTAAAATGGCTGACATACCACGAGACCAAGCTAAAACAATTAATCTTGGTTTATTTTATGGAATGGGTAAAGCTAAGTTGCAAGCAGAGCTAGGAGTATCAAAAGATAAAGCGGAAGAACTATTTGCTATCTATCATCAACGAGTTCCATTTGTAAAAACATTAATGAAGTCTGTATCTAACAGAGCACAACAACGAGGACAAATCCGTACGTTGCTAGGTCGTCTTTGTCGCTTCCATTTATGGGAACCAAATCGTTTTGGAATAAATAAAGCTTTACCATTTGAGCAAGCAGTGCAAGAACATGGACAAGGTAATATAAGAAGAGCATATACATACAAAGCATTAAACAAACTTATACAAGGATCAGCAGCAGATATGACTAAAAAATCAATGCTTGATTTATACAAGGAAGGTATTATAGCTCATATTCAAATTCATGATGAATTAGATTTATCTGTTGAGTCTCCGGAACAGGCAAAAAAAGTAGTTGAGATTATGGAGAATGCTGTTAAGTTAGACGTCCCTAATAAAGTTGATTATGAATCAGGTAAAAATTGGGGAGATATATACGACAAATAGGAGGAAACATGAATATATTAGATCAAATAGAACACCTATGGACAGATCACAAAAAATTAGTGATTGCTGCAGTAGTAATTATGGTTCTCTTAGCAATTGCATAGAAAAGGTTATATGTTAAATGGCATATTTAAACGCAAACATACCTGTGACGTACGCACAGATCAGGAGGGAATACCTTTATGACCTTAAAAAACATCATGGAGAAGTCGAAGACTGTATTATATTTGCTTTGGCATCGATTACAGGACGTCCCATATTGTTTCATGCAATTATGGAAAATGGTGCTGTCTTCTATCGTTTACCGATTAGTGCCTTCATACAAAGAGGCTTTGATGTCCAAGAAGTTCCTCGGCCTAGACTTGACGAGTTGGAGCTTTGGAATTGTTTCAGTTACCATCCTGCTGTTACTTCTTTCGATATCTTAGACGGCCAACACGGTAAATACATAGGAAAAGATAAAAAATGGCATCCAGGATCTTATCTTTTTACTGTTGACTGGGCCCACCCAGAGAGTAATATACTAGATACAGATCATTCTGAAATACCGCACGAACATAAGTGCGCTCATATACTTGCCTTGGATGATGGCAACTATGCGGCTCAGCCAAACAATAGATTAATATGGAGCATTCCTTCATTTACAGTGAAGAATGAAATTCCTAACTGGAAGGTGCAAACAAGTGATTGGAATGTCGAAGATAGTAGTAGATGGCGTACTGAAGACACAGACAACTTCTTCTACGAAATTGAGGAGAAAAAAAATGATTAAAAAACTATGGAAAATAGTTTGTTGGCCATGGATTAAATTTATAAATTGGTTAGCAAAAGGACTACCAGAAAAATAATGGAGGATAGGTTCTGTAAAAAATGTAATCATCTATGTCACTGCGTTGAAGCAGACGCTAAAGGTTGTGACTGTGAAAACTGTGAATGTATGCAAAGAGAAGAGGATAAAACTTATGAATAAATTATTTTTAATACTAGCATTATTATTTGCTTTGAGCGCCTGCTCGGTAGGTAAAAAATGTGTCGTAACAGATGAGGGTAATGTTATATCTAGTTATGTTTGGTTTTATAATGATAAGCCAGCAGAACTTGATAAAATGAATTGCTTTTAGGTAAAATTATGAAATATCTGTCAACGTTATTGTTTTTAGTACTATTGGTGTGCTCTACAAGTGCCTATTCTGCAGGAAATCAAACGAACGTTTCGGGCAGTAATACAAGTATCGAAGGAGGCTATACCGGAGGAGCAACAACATATGAATCTGGCTCATCTTCTAGCACCACTACAAATAGCACCAGTAATAGTAATATAAGATCCGCACCCCCAACATCTAGTGCACCATCATACAATTCAATGACACAAGATGTTTGTGCAGTTGGTATATCTGCAGGTGTTCAAACATTTGGTATTGGAGTATCTGGTGGAAAACATGTTATTGACAAAAATTGTGAACGACTTAAACTAGCTAGAATTTTAAATGACTTTGGTATGAAAGTAGCAGCAGTTGCTATACTCTGCCAAGATGAAAGAGTTTTTGAATCAATGATACAAGCAGGCACACCGTGCCCAATCGATGGTAAAATAGGTAAGCAAGCTTTAGCATTGTGGGAAAAATATGATTTTGAAAGACCTGATTATAAAGCATACGTTAAACGTATGAAAGAGAGAAAAAAAGTAGAACCTAAACCAATTGTACCTGAACTTCACACAAGGTAAAATTAAATGAACGAGTTTAAATTAAAAATTAAAACTCTCGCAATTGCTTTCTTTTGTTGTTATGCATTAGCTAGTTGTTTTGCTAATACAGTTCAAGCAGAAAATGATACTGCAACAACAACTAACATATTACCCAACGCAGGAACAACATCTTCAAGCAGAGATGCTTTTGATTTAGATGGTGTAAAAACAGGGTCAAACGTAGATCTTACAAATAACGGCACTCATAATGGTTTTACAATTACCTGTACCACACAAATTAATAATGCGTGTGGTCGCGCTTTATCAGGTGAACTAGAAGCATCTCGTGATATGAAAGTATCTGCTAGTGGTACTTTAATAGGAATTGATGGCACGGAATCAAGCACAACTTATACTTCAACACAAAAAAAATTAGATGGTGGCATACAATTAAATTCATATTTTTCTGTACAAAACTGTGAAGATGGCAGTAGTAGCCATAGCTGTGGTTATTCATCAGGAGCAGATGATTCGTACAATTTACATGTAAAAATAAAAGATGCTAATGGAAATACATTAGCAGAAATGACTACGAATAGAACAGACGATGCAGGATATAATGCAAACAGTGCAAAGTTTCATGACAATTTAGTTTGGAATGGAACGGGTGCAGCATCTTATGAATGGTACTGGGAAGGTCTTGATGGTTCTCAAAGCACATCAGCACTTCGAGGTCCTAATCTATTAGGAGCTGAATTGTTAATGGATTTTCCAACTGAAGATTATGAAGTCTTTACCACAGAAGAAATAGAAGAATTAAACGAAGCATTGGGTACTGCCAACTTAAGTGAAAACGAAATATGGGATGTCATATCAGGTATGGAAGCTGCAATGGAAGAAGAGTTTGCATTAACAGGAAACCTAGAAGAAGGAACAAGATTAGAAATAAGTTTTGAAGAAACAGGCATAACTCTAGAAATAGCTTCACAAGAAACAGGAGCTATTGTTATGGAAACAGCAATGGTTCAAGAAACATTTAGTAGTGTGTTAGAAGAAAAACCTATTGAAACATTAAAAGAAGAAATTGTTACAATGGTCCAGGAAGAAATGCCTTTTATGCAAATAATGGAAGCGGTGGCACCACCATCAAAAATGGAACCACCTGTTGAAAAAATGAAGGAGGAAGTCAATGCAAAGACAGAAACGCCTAAGGAAACATTACCAATGGTTTCTAAAAAAGAGACGATTTCACCAGCTAAAAAGGAAGAAGCACAGAAAATTACAAAGGCCCCACCAAGTATGAAACCAGCAAAGGAAGAAAAACCAGTTGAAAAGAAACCAACTCAAATGGTAAAAAGAGAAACAAAAAATGAAGAAAAAAAAGAAGAACCTAAAGAAGAGAAACCTACTAGCGAGACTACTAGCAAGTCCACTACTGAGACAGCGAATCGTCAAGAGCAAGAAGGTGTACAATCGGAAAAAGCTGAAGTTGCCAAACTTGAACTGGTAATGAAAAAGGTGGATGCCAAAATTAAAAATCCTATAAAAAATTTAGCAATTAAAAACTTAATCAAATTAGATATTATGATGGGTGATAAAGATGCTCTTAACCTATATCAAAATACTGTATTTTATGAGCCAAAAGACATCTATTTAGAACAATTACAGATCTTTGATGAACGTCAAATTTATGCCAATGTAAGCCTTGCAACGTATGTTAATAATGATAAAGTGGCGATCAAGGCAAATACCTTGCATAAACTTAATCTTGAAAAACAAAGATTATTAATAGAACTGGAGCAATTAAAAAATGGCAAAATTTAATTTAAAAGATCAACTGGCTGGCGTTGCTGCATTAATTGCAGCTATCGTAGCAATAGGTGGTGGTTTTGTAAAATACGGTGAGATTACAACAAAGTTAGATACTCTGTCTGAACAGACAGCACCTGACTTAACACCGTTAGCAGCAAAAATAGGAGACGCTAAAAATAGTGTAGCACAAAATAAGACTAGTATTGCTGTATTACAAAAAGAAATTGAACTACTAAAAATTCAATTAGAAGAAATTAAAGTAAGCACGAGCAATCCACTATCAAACTAATATGAAAATAGGACCCGAGCAAAATGTAAATATGCCTATGAAGACCGTAATTAGTTTAATTATTATGGTCAGTCTCGGAACCATGGGCTACTTTCAAATTCAAGAAAAGCTCAACCAACACGACACATTATTGCAAATGCACACAAAAGACTTAGATCAAAATTCAGAATTTAGAATTAAATACCCCAGGGGTGAGCTGGGCCAGTCATCAGGAGAATCTGAGCTTTTCATGTTAGTGGAGCACATGGCAGGACAAATAACTAAGATGGAAGACCGTATGGAAAATATGATGTCAAATTCAGTAAACATTTTACGTTTACAACAAGACATGGAAAAAGTTTTAAGTGATATTGAAAAATTAAAAGACAAACAAAGATCGTTTGCTAATGGAAATGGAGAACATTAATGATAGAAACGGTAACAGCATTATTATTATTTTTAAACGGAAATATGATCGAGCATGTTTACAAGCCCGATCTCAGTTCATGCCTCAAGTCCAAGCGCATAGCTTCTCGTGAATTAAATCCTGAGCGCGTGATTTTTAGTTGTAAAATTATCAAAGCAAAGGTTGAACTCGACGAGCAAACAAAATATGGTAAAAGAATTGTAAAGGTATTAGATGAATAAACTACT